AAATAAAACTGTGATAAATGGCTTACAAACTATCCAAAAAAGAAATCCTTGCGGAAATAGTCAAGTGTGGTAAAGATCCTAACTTCTTTATCAACAACTATGCGAGGATTTCACACCCAATCCACGGGACTGTTCCTTTCAAGACATACGATTTTCAATCACAACTACTAACTGATTTCAACGACTACCGTTTCAACATTATCTTGAAAGGTCGTCAGTTAGGTATTTCTACCATTACTGCTGCTTATGTATCTTGGATGATGCTTTTTCACAAGGACAAAAACGTTCTTGTTATGGCTACCAAGTTCCAAACAGCAGCAAACTTGGTCAAGAAAGTAAAATCAATTGTAAAGAACCTACCAGAGTGGATGCAGATAGCAAACATCTCTATCGATAATAGAACTTCATTTGAGTTGTCTAATGGATCTCAGATCAAAGCCTCCACAACTTCGGGTGACGCTGGTCGTTCCGAAGCACTCTCTCTTCTTGTTATTGACGAGGCTGCTCACGTTGAAGGGCTTGACGAACTCTGGACAGGTCTTTACCCTACCCTATCTACAGGGGGACGTTGTATCGCTCTATCTACCCCAAATGGTGTAGGAAACTGGTTCCACCAAACCTATGTAGACGCCGAAGCAGGTATCAACGACTTCTACCCAACCATTCTACCTTGGGACGTTCACCCAGACAGAGATCAAGAATGGTTCGAGGAAGAAACAAAGAATATGTCCCAACGCCAAGTTGCACAAGAATACGAATGCAACTTCAATATGTCTGGTGAAACTGTTATTCACTCCGACGATATGGCGAGAATAAAGCAAGGGCTAATGGAACCAAAGTATAAAACTGGTTTTGATAGAAACTTTTGGATCTGGGAAGAATACCAACCCGGATCAACCTACCTTCTTGTAGCCGACGTTGCACGAGGAGACGACAAAGATAGTTCCGTATTCCACATTTTCAAGTTGGAAACAATGGAAATCGTCGCAGAGTATAAATCAAAAATCACACCAGACCTTTTTGCTAATATGCTAAACGAAGTAGGCAAAGAGTTCGGAGATTGCCTAATGGTAATCGAGAACAACTCAGTTGGTTTTGCTGTCTTGGATAAACTAAAAGATATGGCTTATCCAAATCTTTACTATTCAGTCAAATCTACACACGAATACATTGATTCTTATCTGGGAGAAACACAGTCAAATGCTGTTGCTGGTTTCTCTACCACTTCCAAGACCAGACCCCTGATCGTGGCGAAAATGGAAGAATTCATTAGAAATAAACTAGTTACAATATATTCTACCAGACTATTTAATGAGTTAGAGACATTTGTCTGGCAGAATGGTCGTCCCCAAGCAATGCGTATGTATAATGACGACCTTGTAATGGCTTTTGCGATTGGCTGCTGGGTAAGGGATACTGCCTTAGAAACAAACCAGCGAGACGTAGAATACACAAAAACATTTCTTAGCACAATGACTAGGACAAAAAGTGAACTAAATACCACTATTCCGGGTCAACAGGGCTATAAACCAATCGCAACTAGTGATAGAATAAAAGAACAAATGCAATACAATTGGATTCTCAAAGGATAAAACAAATGGCACCAAGAAATGGAAATGGAAAAAACGTAAGAAATCCAGCATCACCTTTATTCAAAAGGTTGACTAGACTTTTCTCTGGTCCTATTGTTAACTACAGAGCACAAAATGTAAATCAAAACAGAAGAGCAGAGTTGGACAAGTATGCAGGTAAGTTTACTTCTGCCTCTGGAAAGCAGTTCAAGAAAATGGAATACAACCCTTTTTCAGACTTGGCTGCTAATGTTTATCAAAACCAAACAAGATTGCAAAGATACATTGACTTTGATCAAATGGAGTATGAGCCAATCATTGCTTCTGCGCTTGATATCTATGCAGACGAAATGACTACCTCTTCTCATATGAAGCCGCTTCTAAACATTCACTGCCAAAATGAAGAAATCAAAATTATTCTCAATTCTCTTTTTCACAATGTATTGAATATTGAGCACAATATTTTCAACTGGTGTAGGACTCTCTGCAAATACGGAGACTACATTCTTTATTTGGACATTGATGAAAAAACTGGTATTGAGAATGTAATCAGCCTTCCGCTTAGAGAAGTAGAAAGATTGGAAGGTCAAGATAAAACAAATCCAAACTATGTCCAATACCAGTGGAATTCTGCTGGACTTACATTTGAGAACTGGCAGGTTGCTCACTTCCGCATTTTAGGAAACGATAAACACGCCCCTTATGGAACTTCTGTCCTTGATCCTTCCAGAAGAATCTTTAGACAACTTACTCTTCTTGAAGACGCAATGATGGCTTATCGTATTGTTCGATCACCAGAACGTCGTGTTTTCTATGTTGATGTTGGAAATATGGCTCCTAATGATATTGAGCAATATATGCAAAAGGTTATGACTTCTATGAAGCGTAATCAAGTTGTTGATGCTGATACTGGTCGTGTTGATCTTCGCTACAATCCTATGTCTGTTGACGAGGATTATTTCATTCCTACTCGTGGCGGTCAATCAACAAGAGTTGAGAGTTTGCCCGGAGGAACTTACACAGGCGACATTGACGACGTAAAGTATCTAAAAGACAAACTATTTTCAGCACTTAAGATCCCACAATCTTACCTTTTCCGTGGTGAAGGTGCTGACGAAGACAAAGCAACACTCGCCCAAAAAGACATTCGTTTTGCGAGAACAATCCAAAGATTACAAAGAGTTGTGATTACAGAGTTGGAAAAGATTGCTATTATTCACCTTTTCACTTTGGGATACAGAGAAAACGATCTTATTTCTTTTAAACTCTCAATGAACAATCCTTCCAAGATTGCTGAACTTCAAGACTTGGAGCAGTGGAGAACCAAGTTCGATGTTGCTTCCGCAGCATCAGAAGGTTTCTTCTCAAAGCGTTGGATTGCAGAAAACCTCTTTGCTATTTCAGAAGAGGAGTTCTTGCGTAATCAGCGTGAAATGTTCCACGACAGAATGGTTACGGCACAGATGGATCAAGCAGCAGAAGCGACTGATATGGGAGGCGGTGCCGGAGGCGGCGGCGGTCTTCTTGGCGGTGGAGGTGGCGAAGATCTTCTTGGCGGTGGAGGTGGAGAAGACCTTCTCGGTGGAGGTGAAGAAGGCGGAGGAGAAGATCTTCTTGGTGGCGGCGGAGAAGAAGCACCAGCCGCAGAGCCAGAAACAAATCTTTTAGCAGTTCCACCGGCAAACAGAGACGATGATCTCGGAAAAAGGGAAAAAAGAGTTGGTGGAAAAACCTATACAACAACTGCTAAATCTAAAAGTTGGTATGAGCCTCGCAAAGACCTTTCAGGCAAAAGAGCAATGCAAAGACAAATGTCTTCAGACGCAGGATCCAACTTAGCAAGCAGCACTTCCAGAAACATCAACAAGGGCTATTCAGACCTTGCTAGGTTAGGAAGAGGGATTTCTGAAGACCAAGAGCCTAATTATAAGAAGGAAGAACAGAAAATCTTCGAGATTAACACTGAAGTAAAAAGATTGATTACGGAATTGGAGACAAAACAAAATGTCAGCGAAAATTAAGCATAACAAAAAAAGAAATACTATTTTTCTTTATGAAGCACTTGTAAGAGAACTAACAAAAGCAACTGTTGAAAAAGACCAAGACAAAAGAGAAACTATCTTGGATATCGTAAAAGAGCATTTCAGCAACAATACTCTTATGGGCAGAGAAGTTCGTATCTACAAAAACATTTTGGAAACCAAAGACGCAAAACAAAGCATTGCTGAGAAGATTCTTTCTGAATCTAAAATCGAATACTCTGTTATCAACAAGAAGCAGTTGTTCGTAGAACAAAGCCAAATGATTTCCAGAATCAACAAAGAACTTTCCAAAGACGTATTCACTACTTTTGTTCCAAACTACAAGAACTTGGCTACACTTCAGCAGGTATTTAACAATGTAGATCTCACAGCAAAAGAAAGAGTTCTACTCGAAGAAGAAGTCCTTCAACTTATGACCGAAGCAACTGGACAAGTAGAAGGCAAAGAACTTAGACACATTGATAATCTTGTATTCAAAACATTTGTAGAAAGATTTAACAAAGAATACTCTGGGCTTTTGGAAGAGCAAAAAACTCTTCTTTCTCGCTTTATTTCCTCTGGTATCGGAGGAGATTTAGAGTTCCAAATGTATTTGAACGACGAGATTGGTAGGTTGAAAGAAGAAGTATCTACCGCAAAAACAGCAAAAGAATTCACAGAAGACACCGATATGCTTTCTAAGGCAGATCAAGTATTAGGTATCCTTGAAGGTTTCAGCCAAAAACCTTTGGAGGACGGTGATTTGAAAAAGATCTTGAAGATCCAAGAGTTGGCTAGGGAAATAAAAAACTAAAATGGCTATTAAAATCAGTATCAAAAATCAGTTACCATTAGAAGTAATGGAGAGCGAAATCAAGAACCTTGAAATGAAACGCTCTTTATCGGGACAGATTATGGTGTTCAACCATATTGATATGGATATTGTATTGGACGAGAAAAAAGGAAAGATTACTGCTTACTCAAAGAAAGACTTTGGTGAGTTAGTTTATAAAAGCCAAGATAGACTTTTTGATTACCTTTTCAAAAAAGGTGTTATTCTCCCAGAGAGCGTAAAAGGCTCAAACGTATTTGGATCTATCGAAGCAACCTACCCAACTGAGGTAAAAGTTGA